CTGCCCTCCGAAGGCAGGGGTTGCTGGTTCGATCCCAGCCGGGCGCGCCACTTCTTGTGCTTTTAGTTCTGTAGCAACTCCCGCAGTGCCAACAGCCAGGGCAACCATTGCAGTTGCTCCGGCTCGCTTCGCAAAAATCTCCCACAGCGATTTCTTGCCGCGCTCGCTACGCTCGGCTTCGATCAGCGCGATCTGCGTGCATAGGTCTACGTCATAGCCAAGCTCCACACCGATTTGCACGGTGGCGGCCGCGGTCATTCCACCTCGTCGCTTCCATTCGCTCACGGTGGTCTGACTCACGCCCAAGAATTCGTACATAGCCCTTTGGCTATGTTTTTCCACGTATTCATTGAAAAGATCAATCGAGCGCATTGGTTTCGTCCTTGACACCGCAAGTTGCGGTGTACATCATTAGATACATCACAGTTTGCGTTGATCGCAACTTGTGATGCGACGAAGTGTAGGCCGTAATGCACGGCTCGTAAACCAAAGCCCGGTGGGTCCGGGCGTCGATCTGTAACGAGGGGTATCTCATGAAATTCAAGGCACAAATTTTTGTGATCAACCGTAAGGACTGGTCGTTCGATGGCAAGTCGGGAACTACCTACTCGGCGCAAATGCTGATCACGTCCGCTCGCGAAGAGGACGGCAAGATGGTTGAAGACGTGTTCGTGGCGCGACTGAAGGTGCCCGAGCACATGAAAAACACCCAGCCGGGTGAATACATCACGGAACTCGTGCCGTTCGCTGACGGCAACGGCAATCTCGATTTCCGCGTGGTGGCGCTGGTGCCGTTCGGTCGTCCGGCGGCAAACGGCAAGGCTCCGGCATCGGCGGCGGCGTAAGAAAACCCCTCGTGTCTCGCAGCGATGAATTGCGGGTGGCAGGCCGGAAAGACGGCCAATTTTTCGTTTACGGGGTCAGTCATGTATCGCGAGTGCCAGGACTGTTTCACGCAGGATGACGAAGCGCGTTTTCTAGACAGTGAAGAACACTGCTTTGTGTGTCCGGTCTGTGGCTCGCGGTGGACGTTGGGTGTGTCGGAGCATCCAGCTTTGCGCGGGGAGGTGGAGTGATGCGAGTTCTTGTTGCGTGTGAGTACTCGGCGACGGTGCGCCAGGCATTTGCGGCATTGGGCCATGACGCGTGGTCCTGTGATGTGCTGCCAACAGAGATTCCGGGACAGCACTACCAGCGTGACGTGCGTGACGTGTTGGGGTTGGGCTGGGATTTGATGATTGCGCATCCGCCCTGCACTCACTTGGCCGTTAGCGGGGCTCGCTGGTTCAAGGACAAGGTGGTTGAGCAGCGCGAGGCGTTGGAATTCGTTCGTTTGCTTTTGGACGCCCCGATTCCGCGCGTTGCCCTGGAGAACCCGGTCTCGATTATCTCGAGCCGGATTCGCAAGCCGGATCAGGTCATTCAGCCGTGGCAGTTCGGTCATGGGGAAACGAAAGCCACATGTCTCTGGCTAAAGGGTCTTCCGAAGCTGGTTTCTACGAACGTCGTTGATGGTCGTGAAAACCGGGTGCATCGCATGGCTCCGGGGCCGGATCGGTGGAAAGAACGGTCGCGGACATTCTCGGGCATTGCCAGGGCGATGGCGGATCAGTGGGGGTCGCTGGCAATCCAGGAGGCTGCGTAATGCGCTGGCTCCTTTCTCTCTTCTCTGAGCGTGCGGCGGTCGAGCGTGATCGTCGTGCGCATTCCCAAGCTCTCTACGCGAAGTATCGCGCCGCTCTTAGGGGGTGATCGTGTTTGCATCGGCTGACGAAGCGCGGGATCACTACGACTCACTTATCTCGGAAAAGCAGCGTGTCGTTGTTGAGTGCGATGTCGCCCTCTCCTCGCTTGAATCGGCCTATGAGTACATCGAGGGCGTGCTTACTGAAGTTGAGACCGGTGATCTGTTGCCGTCGGCGTCATCGCTTGAGGTTGATCTGTTCGATCGACAGATGATGATCTCTGACCGGATCGGTGAGCGCGAGGACATGAGGCTTCGGGCGGAGTTTGCTGCCGAAGATCTGGAGTCAGAGCGTGATGTCGTTGTGGCAAGCGTAGAGGAGCGCGAGGAAGAGGAAGAACAGGCAGAGGGTGACGGCGTTGATGGGGATGACGCTGTGCTTGCTGAGGTGGATGAGCTTCTTGGTGTGCAGTACGTGGACGGTGATCCGAATCGGGTGGACAACAGTCACGTCGAGTTCATCGACGAAGACGAGTACGCCGTGCAAGAAATGTGGCTTCGGTACACCGATAACCTTCTCGGTGTGCGATACGTGGACGGTGATTCGAGTCGCGTGGACAACAGTCACATCGTGGTGCTCGATGACACAGAGGAATGGGAATGATGCGGGCGAACTTTGGGGGCAGGCATTTGATTGATAAAGCGATCTATGCAATGCAGGTCGTGATGTTGTTGGCCGGCGTATTGAGGGCTGCTGTGGTCGGAGTGTGGGCAGGTTGTGGGCAGTGTGTGGGCAACCGGTCGTTTGGTTGTCCATGCACTGTCCATGGCCTGTCCACACGTTCCGCAGGACCGTCCACAGCATGGACAACTTCCAACGTCTGCAAGCTGGTTTTTCACTGCCAGGGCGATCCGAACAGTCGCCCTGGTTTTCTCAACCTCCCTATAGGAGAAATCATGTTCAAGTTCGGTAAGAAGGCAAAGATGGCTGCGCTCGGCGCAATCTCGATGGCTGCGGCTGGTTCCGCCATGGCGGACGTTCCTGCTGCTATCACTACGTCGATCACGCAAGCCCAGGCTGACGGCGTGACGGTTGCGGGTCTGGTGATCACCGCCATCGTCGCGATCTGGGCGTTCAAGCTGATGCGTCGGGCGCTGTGATGCTGGACGGGGCGCTGGTGGGTGGCACCTGCTACCTCAACCAAGGTGCTGCGGCTGACGCGTACTACAGCGCGGCGGCCCCGTCTCAGGTTCCGGGAGGTACGTCGTACCTCTCGGCATTTGTGAAAGTGTCGGGGGCGTGGGTGCTGCGGCGCTATCAGATTTCAAGCACTGGGGATGTGGCGATGCTCGCCGATGCGGCGGTCCCTGTGATTCAGTTTCCGCCGTGTGATCCGGCTGCGAACTTCATGGACGGCATGACGGTTGGCTGGGGCGTGGTGGCGGCGATGTTTCTGGCGTGGGGAGTTGTGTATCTGCGTAGGGGGTTGTGATGCTTGCTACGGATTTCTGGCTTTGGGCTGGGTTCTTGCTGCCGGTGATGCCGGCAGTAGTCATTTTGATGGTGTCAAGATGACGCGCGGGTGCGGGTTCGATTGGCTGCGGCTCGGCATTACTGCCGGGCGCGTGATGCTGATTTGTCTGTACGGTGTCTTGCTTGCAGGGCTTCTCGCCCTGGTCGTGATGCTCGGCTCTTCGATGGCTAGCGCTGCGTCTATTCCGTTGGTGACGCCTTCAACGGTTGCGGCATCAGCGTCGAGTGCATCGGGTTTCGTGACTACCGCGTCGGCCACGTCTTGGTCGGGTGCGGCCTTTAACTCGGCGTTGACTACGCAGGTGGCAGGCAAAGCTGTGACGGTGCCTGCGACATGGCGGCTTGCCGCTAATGCTGGCCAGATTGCTGTCAATGCGCTGCGCATCAATCCTGCGGGTCTAGCTGCATCGGTCGCGGTGTCGTGGTTGCTCGGCTACGGCATTCAGTGGGCATCGGACCACTGGCAGACAACGACGCCAGGGCAACCCGCTTCTCAGTGGGGTGGCGGGTATAACTACACCTGTACTGGTGGTGGTGGGCCGGGTCCGATCTCTGTCGCGATGGCTACGGCTTGCGGCAACTATGCGGGTTGGACTGGTATCACCGATGTGCAGATTACTCTGCAGACTGGGACTACGTGGTGGGCGTCGGCTTTGACGGCGAATCAGCCTGGGGTGCGAAAGACGATTGCGGTTTTCACGAAGGCTACGGGTTGCCCTCCTGGTACTACCGATAGTGGAACTGCTTGCGTCAGTGCGCCGACGTCGCAGCCCAGCACGGATGCGGACTGGGCGAAGGTGGACCCAGCGACGATTCCTGATGCGGTGCTTAACAATCTGGCGAAGGATGGCGTGTTTCTCGGGGTGTCGCCAACGGTTAATACGGCACGTCAGGGTATTACGCTGGGTGCGCCTTACATTGATCCGGTTACGGGTCGCTCGATGGTGGACATGGCTTATGTCACGCCTGCTGCGGATGGGAAGACTGCGGATTTGCAACTTGCGAGACAGCAGGTAGACGCGAACGGTAATCCTGCAACGGATGCGTCTGGTGTCGCGGTAGCGCCAGTGAAACAGGATGACCCGTGTGTTGGTAATCCGACGCGGTTAGGGTGCATGACAAGCGGCGATATCCCCCAGGGTCCCGATCTTCAGCAGTCATCCAAGACAATCTCTATTACGCCAGATTCTGGTTGGGGTCCGGATTCCATGGCGTGTCCTGCCGATGTTGTGGTGCCGTTGCATGGTGGTGGCGGCTCGGCGGTTTTTTCCTACAGGCCAGCGTGTGATTTTGCGGATGGTGCGCGGCCCGTGGTGATCGCGTTTGCATGGGTGGCGGCTGTGCTGATTGCGTTGGGGGTGGGCAATAGAGGGGGTGAATGATGGGGAGCTTGGCTGGCTTTCTGATGGGGTTGATTGGGCCGCTTGTTCGTCAAGCTCTTGTGGCGATTGGTATTGGTCTGATTACCTATGCGGGGCTTGATGCTGCGGTGTCGTCTGCGCTGTCGGCTGCGAAGTCTTCGCTTGGTGGTATGCCTGCGGTGGCATTGGCGCTTTGTGCTCGGGGCGGGATGTTCACGGCGTTTTCGGTCATTGCGGGCGGGATCACTGCGGGGGTCTCCATGATCGTGGTGAAGCGTTTGGGGCGGGTGACATGAGCGCAACCCATCCGATCACGCTGATTACCGCGACACCGGGCGGTGGCAAAACTGCGCTGGCGGTGGATATGATTCGCGAGGCGGTGGAAAAAGGGCGTCCCGTCTTTCAGCTAGGTATCCCTGAACTCAAGCTGCCCTACATCCCTACCCCTTCGGTCAAGGATTGGACCGAAATGCGGGTTGATCCGGAAGACCCGGACAAGAACGAACTCCCCTACTTCACGTTTCCCGAGAATGCGCTGATTGTCCTGGACGAAGCGCAACGCATTTTCCGCGTGCGTGCGCCCTCTTCTAAGGTGCCGGATCATGTGGCGGCGTTTGAGACCGTGCGGCACACTGGCGTGACGTTCCTGCTGATGACGCAGAACCCAACGTTCTTGGATACGCATATCCGCAAGCTCGTTGGTCGGCATATCCATCTGCGTGATGTTGGCTTGCTGGGGCGCTGGTATTACGAGTGGCCGGAGTGTGGTGAGCCCGAGCGGTTTCAGACTGCGCCGATCAAGAAGAAATGGACCCTGCCGAAATCGAGTTTCGGCCTGTACAAGTCATCGAGTTTGCACATCAAGCGGAAGTATTCGGTTCCGCCGCTCATGATGGTGTTGGGTCTGTGCGTGGTGCTGGCGCTGTTTTTGGGGTGGCGTGTGTACGGCATGATTTCAAGCAAGGTGTCGCCACAACAGTCGTCACAAAAGGTCGAGACACAGGCGGACGGGAGCGTGCCTGTGGTGCCGGTCAAGTCTGCGGCACCGTCGCCTTCGGGGCGGTCGCTGGTGGGCTCTGTCGAGGGCGCGGATTATGTTGCGGCGTTCATGCCTACCGTGCCGGGACATCCCGAGTCGGCTCCTGCGTATGCCGAAATGCGCCAGGTGAAGGTAATGCCCATGGTCATTGGTGGCGCGTGCAATAAGGTGCGGTGCAAGTGCTATAACCAGCAAGGTACGGATGCTGGGCTTGATGACGTGCAATGCCGTACGTGGCTGGCCAATCCGCCGTTTGATCCGTATCGGGAGCCGGTGGCCACGGCTGTCACGCCGGTAGGTGCGACGGATGGCGGAGATAGGACTGCCGCGGCCGCGCCTTCGTCGGGTACGCCCTCGAGAGGGTCGGGCGTCTAGCGTTAGGAGTGTCCGCGCTGGTGCCAAGGGCCGGAGAACCGAGAACGGATTGCCCTCGTGGCGGTTGTCGAGCGGCCCAGCGAGGCTGGCGGGACCGAGTAGCGGGTTGCACTGCGGGCGGGGATCGCAAGGCGCAGGTCCACAGGCGGGCCCGCCCTCTCTGAAAGCAGGTCTTGGGGGTGCTTCTATGCCTGGAAGATTTCGGGCCGCCTATGGGGCTTGTGGCGCGTCCTGAGTGCCTTCCGGTGCGAGCCGCTCCGATGCGCCGCCACGCGGCGCACGGGGCGGGCCGGGGCGAGCGAAGCGAGCCCTACTTGTATCAATAACATTTAAGAAATAGCAGTACGTGGCGGCGTAACGCAGGCAATGAAAAAGCCCGGCAACGACGGCAATCGTTCCGGGCGGTGATCCATAACTTAACCTTGATAGAGACTCGCTATGGACAACGCAATGGTAGGCGAACAGCGCCCGGATGGAAAGGTCTATTCGGAGGGCATCGCTGTTCGCGTTCGGCACTTCAGCAACGGCCAGGTGGAAATCAACGGCTTCCCGACTGCTGCATGGCATCGCATCAACGATGCGCGTCTAAGGGCTCATGAGCTAAAGACGGTTCGCGGTGAGTCGGAGCATCGTGAGCGCAATGAGGAGATCGCTGTGCGTCGGGCCGTGCAGCAGATTCGTGTTCGTTGTAAGCAAGTGGGTGCGGATCAGATGATCACGCTTAGCACGCGGGAGAATATTCAGGACATGGAGCGGTTTTACCCGCTCTGCAAAGAGTTCTTCAGGCGTATGCGGTTGCATGGCGAGTTTCCCTATGTCGCGGTGCCAGAGCGTCAGAAACGGGGCGCGTGGCATTTGCATGTGGCATGTCAGGGTAAGGTAGCCAAGCGTTTGATTATTGCCGTGTGGTTGCGCGTGGTTGGTGGTAGGGGCAACGGTTACTGTTTTGTATCGAATCCGGGGCGCTCTGACTCGCAGCGAAACAATGGCAAGCGGTGGGAATCGCATCGCCTGGCGGCTTACATTTCCAAGTACATCAGCAAGGATGTTTCAGGGCGCGATCTGAACGACAAACGGTATTGGACATCGCGGGGCATCGTTGTGCCGGAGCGGCAGACGTGGGGAACTTGGGTGGATTGCCCTTCGATGTATGACGCCACGCTTCCTGTTTTGCATTACCTGCAAGGTGTTGCAGGTCTTGATGATCTGGTGGCCCACATCAGCGCAAAGAATGGCTCGTTTTGGTTTGCTACAGGGCCAAGGTTCGTGGGGCCAGTTCAACCTGTATCTATCGAGTCAGGTACTTGACTGCTGTGTAGACGGCACAGAGTATCGCGGCCCACAGCAAGATGTGGCCGATTGGCGAGGGTTTCAGAGAGGCGTCTTTTGTGTTCGTGTCCTGTTCCTTCGGCTCGTTTGGGGTGCTACGGTCCTTGCGGTATTGCTTTGGGTTGTAGTGTGGGCTCGGTGGTTTGTTGCCTTCTTTTCGTAGCTTCCACCATTCATCTTGTTTGGGCGGCATATCTGGGTTTTTGTGAATTGTTCGCCATTAGAATAGCTCAAGCTTTACGGGCTTATGTCACTCGGGGATTAGTTTTGTCCTCGTTAGAATCGTCGCATACCACTACAAAGAAAAAGGCTGGGTCGATGGTTTTCGAGGACGTGATAGGTATCTATCTGGCGGGGTCGCAGCATCGTAGTAAGCAGCGGGATCAGTATTCGTTGCAGCGTTTGCAACCCCACTTCGGCGGTAGGAAAGTAACGGAAATTCGGCGGGCGGATGTTCGGGCCTATGTGGCAAGTCGGCAGGCTCAGGGTGTCAAGCAATCGACTATCGGCAGGGAGTTGCGGTTCTTCTCTGCTGCGCTGAATTTTGTACGCCTTGAGCATGACAGGCCCGACATTGGGAACCCTGCTCAGAGGCTGGGGTTAGAGGCCGCTGAGGGGCGCGTGCGCTGGATCACGCAGGATGAGGCTAGTGCGTTGGTGGAGGCGGCAGAGTTGTACGCACGTAGGCCGCATTTGCCGTGCTTTATTCGCTTGGCGCTGAACACCGGGGCACGTAAGTCTGAGCTGCTGAAATTGACGTGGGCCAGGGTGGATCGTGATCGACGGTATTTCCTGCTCGAAGGGGCGGATACGAAATCGGGCAAGCGTCGGACGGTCCCACTCAATGACGCGGCGATGGATTCGTTAGCGGTGATGCGGGGATGGTTGCAGCGGCACGCATCGGGCAATCCTTGGGTGTTCGGTCATGGTGTCGATCGACGGATCACCACGTTTCAGAACGGATTCGATGCGGCGTGTGAGAGGGCGGGAATTGCCGACTTTCGGATACATGACATGCGGCATACCTGCGCTTCGTGGCTGGTGATGGCTGGTGTGCCGCTCGGTGTCGTCAGAGACTTGCTAGGGCACTCGTCGGTGACGGTAACTGAGCGGTATGCCCATCTGGCACCAGACCAGATACAAAACGCTGTGCAGCGGCTGTTACCTTTTTGATACGGCGTCGAAGGCGGGAATA